ATTCAGATAACGGCACAAACTACATTGATCTGATTGCTCCGGCTTCTGTCGCAAGTAATCGGACAATTACTTTGCCTGATGAAACCGGAACGCTACTGACAACGGGTTCCACATTTGCCGGAACTGGCCCTGCCTTCTATGCGTATCAACTTACTGCTCAAACTGGTGTTACGCAGTTGACGGCAACCAAAATTACCTTTGATGCAGAGGTATTTGACACAAACAATAACTTTGCGTCGAGCAGGTTTACTCCGACGGTTGCTGGCTACTATCAATTCAGTTTTGGCGTTTCAATACCATCGGCAAACTCAGGTGCATTTTGTCAGGCAACTATTAGAAAAAATAACTCTACGGATACAAATGGAGCCGCGTCACTTGGTCAAAGCGGAACCCTGTACCCCCAGTCCGTTGGCTCTGTTCTTTTGTATATGAATGGCTCAACCGATTATGTCGAAGTCAACATTTACGGAACAGCCCCGGGTAATTATTCTATTTTGAATGGAATTTATTGCACCTTCTTTATGGGCGCACTTGTGAGGGCCGCATGATGACACTTTACGAAAAAATCAAAAAAATCTACCCTGAACTTCAAGATATTGAGTTCAGTCAAACCATTCGTTTGCGAAACGACAGCGATGGTCGCGGCGACTACATCGCTCAGTGGGATCATCCGACGCTGCCGCGTCCAACCCAAGAACAACTTGATGCGGTAAAGGAGTAACGTATGAGCAAGATAGCCCTATCAGGTGACGCAAGCGGAACAGGTACGTTCACCATTGCGTCTCCAAACTCAAACAGCAACTACACGCTGACGCTTCCGGCAAATACCGGGACTTTGCTTTCTACTGCGTCCAATCTTGCTGGTTTGACTGGCGCGGGGAAAATACTTCAGGTCGTTCAGAGCAATCAATTTAGTGGTGTGACAACCACCTCTGGTTCTGCTCAATTTTCCTCTTCTACCCCATCTATTACGCCTTCTGCCACATCCAGCAAAATTTTGCAGTTATGGGCAACCTCTGTAATTGTTGATTGTGATAACGATTCGCAAGGTTCAAACAACGGCTTTGTGCGTTTCGAGTATCAAATTGGCGGCACTGGCGGCGCATGGTCTTCGTTGGGTCAGTTTACTGTGCCCGGGCGCGGCGGTAACGGTACTTTCACAAATGCTGTCTTTTTGAGTTCTTTGTCTACCACCAGCACCGTTTACTTCCGCATGGGTATTGGTAAAGAAGAGGGTGCTCGCAACATTCTGATTAACGATGCTTGGGGCAGTAACCGTGTATTTTTGCTGGAGGTGGGAGCATGACAACAATCGTAAAAGCACTCCTCTCGTTGCGCCCCGGCGCTGAGTGGACGATACACGGCGAAGATCAGTTGGAATGGCTCGATCAAAAGCAAACGCGCCCCACTGATGCTGAAATTCAAGCCGAGGTTGCTCGCCTTCAGGCCGCAGAGCCTGCGCGTATTGCAGGAGAAAAGCGCCGAGTGGCTTATACCTACGAAGCCGACCCTCTGTTCTTCAAAGCACAACGAGGCGAAGCCACAATGTCTGAGTGGCAAGCCAAAGTGGCTGAAATCAAAGCCCGTTACCCGAAGGAGTAAACCATGCCCAGCATAATCAACAGTGTGAGGATTGAATGACAGCCAGACTGCCAACGGAAGTTTGTCATCTGTACCGCATTACTGATACGGTACGGGGCAAGTTTTACATTGGCAAACATCGTGGCTCAGAAAAATCTTCATATTGGGGAAGCGGAAGACGAATTCGATCTCATGTAAAAAAGTACGGCTCTCAAGACCTTATTTACGAAATACTGGTGATTGGAACCGAGGAGTACATTTATGAAATCGAGAAAAAATATGTCACGGATGAATTTATTGCATCCAATTCAAACTGTTTAAACCTTTGTGCTGGCGGTATTGGCGGCAACATGGGTCACGGTGCTTGGAACAAAGGGAAAAAATGGGATGACGCCGCCAAAGAAAAAATGAGGCTGGCAAAACTTGGAAAGGTTAGTCCACGCAAAGGGGCGGTTAATAGCCCAGAGCATCGTTTAAAAATTAGTCTTGCTCGTGTGGGTAAAGTTTGCATTACCGAAGAAGCGAGAAAAAAGTTAAGCGCGATTAACAAAGGAAAAGTTTGGGAAAGGGTGGATTGCCCTCATTGCGGCAAGTCTGTTCCTTGGCATATGCGTAACCAAAAGCATTTCGATAAATGCGAAAGAAAGGATTTTAACTATGCCTAGCATATTGAACTCAGATGACGGAGTAGTCTCCGGTACGTCTGGTCTAAAGACCACGGGCGGGAATGATGGTGTTACCGTTTTCCAGCAAAACGGTACTGAGGCTGCGCGTATCAGCGCAGCAAGTAATGTCGGTATTGGCACCACAAATGCTGGCGCATTTAGACTTGCGGTGGTCGGTTCTCGCATTCAATTATCTGGAGGCTCGACATCGCAAGAGGGTATAGCAATTCAACGTATTGCTGGCGCTGCAACCATTACTGGAATCAATAATGACAACAATGCGTACAACGATGTTGCTTTATATGCTGGCGCGTCGGAGGGTGCGAGGCTTACCACTGGCGGTCTTTTCCAATTCAACTCCGGTTACGGCTCAGTAGCCACAGCATACGGATGTCGCTCTTGGGTAAACTTTAACGGCACAGGTACGGTGGCAATCCGTGCTTCGGGTAATGTGTCCAGCATTACGGATAACGGAACAGGCAATTACACAGTTAACTTCACGACTGCATTTGTTGACACCAGTTATTCTGGGGTTTTTGGGTGCAATGACAACGGGAATACGAGCACTATGTGTTACCGAACAGGTGGCACAAAATCAACCACCGCCTTCCAAGTTAGCACGGCTTCAGGGGTGGCTGTTCTTGCTGACAATGATATGTGTATGGTTGCTGTTTTCCGTTAATTAAAGGAGTTAAAACATGACAAAACGAATCATTTTTCAAAACGACGAAGGCGGCGTTGCCGTCCTTATTCCAACCCCTGAGTGCTTGCAAGAGCACACGATTGAAGAGATTGCTGCCAAGGATGTTCCTTCTGGCAAGCCCTACAAGATCGTGGACGTGGCAGACATTCCGTCTGACCGCACTTTCCGCAACGCTTGGGAGGTTGATGTCAATACATTGACCGATGGTGTTGGCGCTGAGTCCAACGAGTTCCCTGTGAAGGAGGAAGCATGATTTCCATCAACATGACCAAGGCGAAAGAGATCGCCCACACCGCTCGCCGCGCTGCTCGTACTGCCGAGTTTGAGCCGCATGACGCCATCATCATGAAGCAGATTCCCGGTGTTGATGCCGCTGCCGCTGAAGCCGCTCGTCAGGCAATCCGCGACAAGTACGCTGCTCTGCAAACGCAGATGGATGCTGCTCAGACCCCTGATCAACTGAAGTCTCTGATGCCGCAGGTGTAATCATGGCATGGTCTGACGTTCTCAAAGCAGTCATTCCCATCGTGGTTGCGGCTCTGGCTTGGCTGCTGGGGCAGGTTGCGTCTTTCTCGGAACGCCTGACCAAGATTGAAGGGGCCATGCCTGCGCTCATTACCAAAGAGGGTGTTCCGACTGACAGCCCAATCAGCGCAGAGCGCAGGGCGCAACAACGCGAGCACTTGATGACACACATTCATGAGTTGCAGGTCAAAGTCAGGCTCCTTGAGGAGCGTGAGAAACTGAACAAGAAATAACCAACAGGAGGACGCATGGACTGGCTCAAACAGATTGCCCCAACAGTTGCTACAGCCCTCGGTGGCCCACTGGCAGGAATGGCGGTGTCTGCCATCTCCAAAGCCATCGGCGTTGATCCTGACAAAGTTGAAGACCTGATCTCCAGCAACAAACTGACTTCGGATCAGATTGCCCAGATCAAGATTGCCGAGATCGAACTCCAAAAGCAAGCCCAAGAACTGGGCCTGAACTTTGAGAAACTGGCAGTCGATGACCGCAAGAGCGCCCGCGAGATGCAGGCGGTGACCCGTTCGTGGGTTCCTCCTCTGCTGGCTGCTTCGGTGACTGTCGGATTCTTCGCTATCCTTGGCGGCATGATGTTCGGTCAGATGTCCGTGGCTGACAACACGGCGCTCACCATGATGCTTGGCTCTCTGGGCACGGCTTGGACCGGGATCATCGCCTACTACTTCGGCTCGTCTGCTGGCTCTCAGGCCAAGACCGACCTGCTTTCTAAAGCACCGCCCGTCAAATGAGGAGTCGCCATGCCATTCCAACTTTCTCAGCGCAGTCTCGATAAACTAGTGGGCGTTCGCCCGGAACTGGTCGAGGTGGTTAAACGCGCTATTGAGATCACCACTGTTGACTTCGGTGTCACCGAGGGACTGCGTACCAAGGAGCGTCAGATCGAACTCTTTGAGAAAGGAGCATCCCAGATCAAAGACGGCGGCACTCACGTCGATGGCAGAGCGGTGGACCTGATGGCCTACATCGGAGATCGTGGCAGTTGGGAACTCAACCTGTACGACAACATTGCTGATGCGGTGAAACAAGCCGCAATCGAGAAGAACGTAGCGATCCGTTGGGGTGCTGCGTGGAACGTGCCCGACATTCGCCTCTGGCGCGGCACGATGGAGGAGGCCATGAACTTCTACATCGACGAGCGTCGTAAGCAAAACAAGCGTCCGTTCATTGACGGACCCCACTTCGAGATGGTCTAACTATGGCTCTGCAACGCCTCCAGTTCAAACCCGGTGTAAACCGCGACCAGACTAACTATGCTGGCGAGGGGGGCTACTACGAGTGCGATAAGGTTCGCTTCCGCTCGGGTTATCCCCAGAAGTTGGGTGGATGGCTTCGCTACGGTGTATTCACGTTGGCAGGTGTGTGCCGTCAGATGTACAACTACATCACCACCGAGTCCGACAACATCATGTGTCTGGGTACCAGCGAGAAGGCATACCTTGAGGTGGGTGGTAACCTAATTGACGTTACGCCGCTACGTACAACTTTTACGTCTCCGGCTACAAACAACTGCTTTGATACCACCAATGGCTCGGCTACTGTTCGTGTCAACATCATCAACCACGGTGCCATCGACGGCGACTGGGTGACTTTTTCTGGTGTTGTCGGTCCGGTCAATGGCATCCCTGCGTCGGAGTTGAATGCTGAGTTCCAGATTGTTTACATCGACCAAGACAACTTCGACATCACGGTAACCACTCCGGCAACAAGCACCGGCTCTGGTGGTGGCACGGCTATCGTCGCTGCCTTCCAGATCAACATTGGTTCGCCTACGGGCACGGTGGGTTACGGTTGGAGTGCGGGTACTTGGAGCCGTGGTACTTGGGGTTCAGGCACGATCACCCCTATTTACACCCCGCAGCGCGACTGGTTCTTCGACAACTTCGACAACGACGCGGTGATGAACATCCGTCAAGGCCCGATCTACTGGTGGGTGTACGACCCAACCTTTACGACTCGTGCTGTGCTGCTGTCGTCGCTGACCGGGGCTAGTGCTGTTCCCGTTGCGGCTATGCAAGTGCTGGTCTCGCAGAACGACAAGCACCTGCTGGCATTTGGCTGTGTGCCGTTTGGTTCGTCCTCCGTTTCCGACTTTGATCCTCTTCTTATCCGTTGGGCAAACCAGAACGATCCGGTCAACTGGACTCCGACTGCAACAAACACCTCGGGCTTCCTGCGTGTGTCTCGTGGTTCGCGCATCATTCGCGCTATCCCTACCCGTCAAGAAATCTTGGTCTTCACGGACTCGCACCTCTACTCCTTGCAGTTCTTGGGTACAACGGATGTGTTTGGCTTGCAGGAGATGGGTGACAACATCTCCATCATGGGGCCACGGTCTTGCGCCACTGCCAACAACGTGACGTACTGGATGGGTACGGACAAGTTTTACTACTACTCAGGTCGTGTGGAGACTCTCCCCTGCACCCTGCGTAACCACGTTTTTCAGAACTTCAACTACGACCAAGCCCAGCAGGTCGTGTGTGGCACCAACGAGGGTTGGCACGAGATTTGGTGGTTCTACCCAACTGCCAACTCGCCTACCAACGATGCCTACGTTGTGTACAACTACTTGGAAAAGGTGTGGTTCTACGGCTCGCTTCCGCGCACGGCTTGGCTTGACTCGGCTTTGCGCCAGTACCCGCAAGCGGTTGGCAACTACCAGATGTTTGACCATGAGCGTGGGGTCAACGACGATGTGTTGCCGATGACTTCGTTCATCACGACCAACGACTTTGATGTGGGTGACGGCGAGAACTTGCTGCTTATCAAGCGCATACTGCCTGACATCAACTTTGAAGGTTCCACCGCAGCCAACCCGCAGATTCTGCTGACTATGCGTCCGCGCAACTTCCCGGGTAGCAACTACAGCAGCACCAACCAGCCTACGGTTACTCAGAGTACGACGGTACCTGTAGAACAGTACACCGAGCAGGTATTCATCCGCGCCCGTGCACGGCAGATGGGGTTCAAGATTCAGTCAACTGACTTGGGCGTGCAGTGGCAACTCGGCGCACCTCGTTTGGATGGTCGTCCAGATGGCAAGAGATAACCATGACACTCATCAAGCGATTCGTTGCTCCGGCTCTGCCCATACCGAACGTAGAGTACGACCAGCGGGAGCAGACCGACCTCATCCGAGCGTTGCGACTCTACTTCAACTTGCTGGACGACTATCTCAACCAGATCACAAACGAGGTTAATGACGGTATGGACCCATTCTCACCCACATCGCTCGATGCGTTCGGTAGGCTGCGGTCTAGTGAGCCTTACACCCTGTTTGATAGCCAGAACCGCTACGCTGCTGATAACCAGTTTGATGCCGCCACGACGGGCACTGGCACGACAACTTTCCTCTCCAACGAGGCTGCAATCAAGATGGAGGTCACTGGGGCTGGTGTTGGCTCGGTGACCCGCCAGTCTTATCGCTCGTTCCCGTACCAGCCGGGTAAGGGACTGCTGGTGCTTGCGACTTTTGTGATGGACTCCAGCACGAGTGCCAACTTGACGCAAAGCGTGGGTTACTTTAACGACAGCAATGGTGTATTTTTCAAGAATACGGGTGGCGTGTATTCGTTTGTCCTACGCTCCAGTTCTACTCCTACCCCCGGCACGCCGAGCGACATCCGCACGGTCAATCAAGCCGATTGGAATGGCGACAAACTTGATGGCACTGGGGCTTCCGGCCTGACGCTTGATCCAAGCAAAGCGCAGATTCTTTGGATGGACTTTGAATGGCTGGGTGTTGGTTCGGTGCGCTGCGGTTTCATCATTGATGGAGCGTACGTTGTTTGCCATACCTTTGAAAACGCTAATGACATCACGTCGGTCTACATGACCACTGCCATCTTGCCAGTGCGGTATTCAATTACCAGCACAACCGCTGCCGTGGCTGCGTCGATGAAAGCCATCTGCTGCACAGTCATTTCCGAGGGCGGCTTTCAACAAACGTCAATTGACCATGTGGCAAGACGCACAACGGTACTCACTAACATTGATACCGCATCGACGTTTTACCCTGTTGTCTCTATTCGCATGGCGTCTGGGCGTACGGGGTCAGTTGTACTACCCAATCGGACGCAGTTTTTGCCATTGACTAGCCAGAACTATGAAGTGGTTCTTTTGAAGAATCCGACGTTGACTGGAGCAACATGGGCTGCAACTGTGCCAAGTGACAGCAACGTTGAGTTTGATGTTGCGGCAACGGCAATTTCCAGTGTCGGTACGATTGCTCAGACGGACTACGTCACTGCTACAGGTAGCGGCGGGGTAGGCGCTACAGCCACCCCGACTGGGTATAACTGGGATTTGCAGTTAGGCGTGTCACTTGCCGGGGTGAGCGACATATACACACTAGCCGTTCGTACTGTGGATGGTGCGACTAAAGGTAGCGGAGTGGGTTCCCTATCTTTTTACGACCTAACACAATGAGAATGACTAGCCTTGACTTGACATTTTGAGGATAATTTGACTATGCAATATCCCACAATTGCCCAACCACAATTCGCATTCGCCCCCACTTTTGCTGGAGGCGGGCTGGCTAACGCCGCGCAGGCAGTTCAGTCTCGGGGTCGCGGCAACGACACCATGCTGGTTCACATGACCCCCGGCGAGGTAAAGGGGTTGCAGGCACTGGCGTTGGCGCATGGCGGTTCCCTAACAATCAACCCTGCTACGGGTTTACCCGAAGCCGGATTCCTCGACGCTATCCTGCCTATCGTGGCGGGTTTTGCACTTGGCCCTGCTGGTTTTGCTCTGATGTCTGCCCCGATGGCGGCGCTGACTGTGGGTGGCGTAACGGCTTTGAGCACGGGCGACCTCGGCAAAGGCCTGATGGCGGGTCTGGGCGCATTCGGCGGTGCTAACCTTGGTGCCGCTCTGTCGTCTACGGGTACTGAAGCAGCCAAAACAGCAATGTTGCCTAGTGGCGGTATGTCTGTCGCAGAAAGCATCCCCGCCAGTATGGGCGGTACGGGTGCTACGACAGGTTCTACGCTTGCGGACATCACTGGAAAAGCGGCTTCTGCGTCTGGTCCGATGTCGATGGCTCCGTGGGCACAACCCAGCGTAGCCTCTCAACTGGGCGTTTCTTCCGCTCCGGTGGCAATGACGCCGTCTCAAGTGGCGGCTTTGCAATCGACGGCTCCGACTGGGTTCAGTAGTGTTGGCTCAGGCATTGCTGACTTGGCTTCCCCCGGTGGTTTTTCCCGTTTTGGTAACGCATTCATGAATGCTTCCGGCGGCGGTATGGGTACGGCTATGGGTGCGTACGGTATGGCGGCTCCTGTTTTGGACGCAGTTCAGCCTTCCTACGAGTTTCCTAACGTTGCCGAAGCCACCAGTTCTAACTATGCAGGGCCATACGTACCGACCCCCCGTGAGGTACGGTTCAAGCCTGAAGATGACACCAGCACTTCGGAGTTCACCTACTTCACCCCGTCTAACCCTGTTCCGGGGTATCAGCCAATGAATGCTGCGGCTGGTGGTTACATGCAACGCTACCAAGAAGGTGGTGAGGTCATGCCGCGAGTGAGCGACATGGTGCGTCCTGCTCCTGAAGTCATTCAGACGCTGCCCGCTGTACCTGAGTCAGCCAATCAGGGGATGACTGCCTCGTTGTTCAATAAAAACTTTCTTGGTGCCGAGCCTGCCAATTTGACCGAGCATAGTGGTATGGAGAGCATGGTGCGCTACCAAGAGGGTGGCAACGTTGAAGATCGCGCCCTGCGTATGCCTGCTGACCTCAGCCGTGTCGGGACTGCACCTGAGTTCAATCACAATTTCCGCCCCATCGAGGTGATGGCTCCTGCCCAAAGTGCTGCCCCTGAACCTGCTGGTTTCGGTGGCCTCATCTCGCGTGCGATGCGAGACATCTTTGACCGTGAGGGGAAGTCCAATTACACCGACTTGTCCAAGTTCAAGTACGACCCCAACACCCAACGCATGGTGCCGATGGCACAAGGTGGACTGGCTGCGCTCAATGCCTACAACAAAGGCGGCACCCCTGTGGGTGGTCGTTTCCTGCAAGGAGCAGGCGACGGCACTAGCGACTCTATCCCCGCCACGATAGGCGGAAGTCAACCAGCACGTCTGGCTGATGGCGAGTTTGTGGTGGATGCTCGCACTGTGTCCGAGATTGGTAACGGCTCTTCTAAGGCTGGTGCCAAGAAGTTGTACGCCATGATGGAGCGTGTGCACAGCGCACGCAAGAAAGCCAAGCGTGGTCAGGACACTAAAGCAGACAGGTACTTGCCAGCATGATGGAACTACAGATAAGCACTCTATGGATTGAGCGGCTTTTGAAGAAGCCCTTCCATAAGCATTGTCTGTTGGGGGACAAGAAGTTCTTCGATCCCTATTCCTTCCCGGTAGCAAAAGAGTTGGAAGACAATTTTCCAGCCATTCAAGCCGAACTTAAAGACATCCTTAAGCGTTACGACGACTTCGCTCCGTTTCAAAGCATCTCGCCTGACCAGACTTACATCTCCAACGACGACAAGTGGCGAATGTTTTTCTTTAAGGCGGCTGGGGTGAACTTCGGACGCAACCAACAATTTGCACCAAAGACCTTCGAGATTCTGAACAAACACAAGTATGTAATTTCAGCCTACATATCTGTGCTTGGTCCCCATAAAATGCTCATGCCGCATGAAGGTCCGTGGTCTGGCATTCTGCGTATGCACTTGGGGGTGGTTATCCCCGGCAACAAAGAGTGCACGTTGGTCAACGGTGGCGAGAAGTACCACTGGGAGGAAGGCAAGGTAGTCCTGTTTGACGATACGTACGAGCACATTGCTGTGAACGAAACCGATCAGATTCGGGCTATCCTATTCTTGGATGTGATGCGTCCCTTGCCGCAACCGTGGAAGTTCATCAACTGGGCGATCCTGCGCCTGTCGGTTCTGTTTCCGTATATTTGGATTCCGTACTTCCGGCACAAGCGATGGGAGAAGCGGTTCTACGGAGAAAAAGAATGCAATGCACAATGGTCCCTAGCGAGCACGTTAAAGAAATTTGGAGCCAAGTTGAAGGCTACCTCGAAGGGGCTGCTGAGTACACTCATGGTCGGTATGACGTGGATGACATCTACGACTCGATCATGGGCTACGACCATACGCTCTGGATTGCTTTCACGGACGAAGGCATCAAAGGGGCAGTCGTGACAAATTTCATGTTTTACCCACGTAAGAAGTATCTTGTGATGACCTTCTGCGGCGGGGTGGAACTGGAAACATGGAAAGACCCCATGCTGAAGTTGTTGCAGCACTTTGCGTTCGATACCCACTGTGATGGAATTGAGGCAACTGCAAGACCGGGCTGGGCCAAGATGTTTAAGAACGACGGGCATCAACCGTTGTGGCAAACCTTTCAACTTCCTGCGGCTGATGCGGGGTTAGGAGCACAAAATGGGTAAAGGCGGCGGCGGAGGCGGGGCACCTCAACCCTCATCTCAAACAGTAACGCAGACTAATCTGCCGGAGTACGCAAAGCCGTACTTTGAGAACATCATGAGCCGGGCGCAGGCTGAGTCCTATCGTCCGTACACTGCGTATCAAGGTGAACGCATCGCTGGGTTTACCCCCGGGCAGACGGCTGCACAAACTGAAACTCTTGGGATGAGAACCCCCGGGCAGTTTGGCACGGCTACGGGTGGTACGACGGCTGGCGCGGCTATGGGCTTGGGTGCTGGTGCACAGGGTCTGGGTGCGGCTTTCACCGATCCTACGCAGATGATGTCGCCTTACTACCAAGGCGTAGTAGATGTTCAAAAGCGCGAAGCCATCCGTGATGCGGAGAAGACTCAACTGGGTGCCAACCTTGCGGCGGCTCGGCAGGGTACCTATGGTGGTGCTCGCCAACTCTTGGCTCAGACCGAACGTGAGCGTGCTCTTGGTCAGCAGGTTGGTGACATCCAAGCCCGTGGTCTGCAAGCCGCCTACGAGGCAGCGGCGCAGCGCGGTCAGATGTTGGGCCAACTGGGCATGCAGGGTCTGGGTATGGGGCTGCAAGGCGCTCAACAACTTGGACAACTCGGTGCGCAACAACAGCAAACCGATCTTGCTCGTATCCAAGCGCAGGCAGCCGCTGGTGCAGAACAGCGTCAACTCCAACAGCAACGTCTTGATACGGCGTACGCCGACTTCTTGCGTCAGCGTGACTATCCGATGGAGCAATTGGGCTACTACAGCAATCTGCTACGCGGCGTGCCTGTTCAGTTGGGTTCGACCTCGACTACATACGCGCAACCCCCGTCTCTCGCTTCCCAAGTCAGTGGTCTCGGTTTGGCAGGGCTGGGCTTGTATAACCTAGCAAAATAAGAGGCAGACATGGAAACTAAACCTTACGCAATCCAGTCGCCCGAAGACATCGCAAAAGAGTACGGCGGCAACAAACAGAAAATTGCACAGGCTGCGCAGATCGGCCTGCTTGACCCTACCGCTGCGGTGCTGGCAGGTATGTTTATTGACCGCATGCGCGGTGCCCAATCGCAAGAGCAAGCACCCCAACGCACTGTCGCTCAACAAGTACTGGCCCCGCAACCTGCTGCACCTACGGGTGCTGGGCTAGGTGCAACCCCTGAAGCCGCTCAATTGGCAGCGGCCTACCCTGCTGAAGGTGCACCACCTCCGATTCCCGGTCCTTCCATGCCGCAAGAGCCTGTCATGGCTGCGGACGGTGGACTGATGTCGCTCCCTGTCGATGACTCCATGTTTGAGCCGTCCTACAACTCGGGCGGCATTGTTGCTTTTGCGGCTGGCTCTGAAGGCATGCCTGTTCAGGGCGAAGGTGTCATTGCAGAGCGTGAACGCGAGCGTCTGCGTCAAGCCATCCAAGCCCGGGCTGCTGCTATTTCCGATCCTACCGCTCGGGCGCAGTTCCTCAACCAAGTTACCAAGTTGTCTCCTGATGAGCAGCGCGTAGCACTCGGTGAGATTACGCTGGCTCCTGTCCCCTCGATGAGTAACGTTGAGGGTGCGCCGCTAACGGGTGAGTCGCCCGGAGTTATCCGTGGTGAAGGTCTGACGGTCACTGAAAGCCCACGTGCTGCTCGTTCAAGTGCTCCTGACCCAGTGGAAGAAATTCGCCGGGAATACGGCGATGCCGCTGCTAAGTTCTACAAAGAAAAAGGTTATTTTGCCCCGGGTGCATGGCAACGACTTTCTGACGGCGAATATCCGATGATTGCCGGAAAACCTGCCGTGTCGGACGTTTACCCTGACGAGACCCTTCGCGGTTCTCGTGCGTCAATGGTTGCTCCTCCTGCGGATGCGGCTGCTCCTCCTGTGTCCGATGTCTATCCTGACGAGACTGTTCGTGGTTCACGTCAAGGGCTAGTTGCAGCCGCTGCTGTGGATGCTGATCCTGCCGCTGCAAAGGCTGCTGTTGACCAAGGTGGCGCTGCGGGTCTGCGAGCCTATGTTCAGCAATACAAAGACTTGATGAGTGGTATCCCTGAGGGCGAAGGTCTCAAGGAGTACAAGGAGTATCTGAAGAATCTGCCCGGTGAACTCGACAAGCGCAAGAAGGAAGACCTGTGGGGCGCATTGACTCAGTTTGGTCTCAACCTCGCTGGCTCTCAGTCGCCGTACTTCCTGCAAGCCGCTGGTCAAGCAGGCGCTCAGACGATGCCTGCCATCACTGGTGCTATTAAAGAACGTCGTAGTGCTGAGGCTGAGGCCCGTAAGTCTCGTGCTGAACTGGACAAGATGACTCGTGCCGAGGAAATCAAAGCCCTTGAGGGTGGCGTCAAGTTGTACGGCGACGAACAAGGTCGTCTCACCCAAGCAGAGATTGCCCGCCTTAATCGGGAGTCTCAGGAACGACAGGCGCGTATTGCGGCTGACAAACCGACTGACATGCGTAGTTACGTTGCTGACGCTGTGGCTGCGGCACGGGCTGGAGGCGACAAAGAGACTCCCGATGCAGTTCTCCGCCAACGCGCCGTCGAGACTTACTTGAACCTGTATGGTGCTGCGGGGGCAAGAGCAAGTGCTGCCCAAACGCAAGCAAGTACAGCGGCAGACGCAGCATCCGCCAGAATCCAAGACAGTGCACGCGACAACGTCGATAAAGCACTTGCAGGTAACTGGAACAGCCCCGAAAACAAACGCATTCGCGATCTACAAAAAGCAGACAGGGAAGCGAATAAAAAATCTGGGGCTAAACCGGGAGATGCAAACTATCAAGACAGCGTCACCCCGTATAGAGATAGTCTGTATTCCGCCGAAGAGGCACGCCTCCGGAGAGGAAGTGCTGCGTCGGCTCCTGCGCCCGCTCCGGCTCCTGCCGCTTCTGCTCGACCCCCGGCTGCTGCGCCTGCTGCTTCTGCTCGACCCCCGGCTGCTGCACCGCAAAGTCAGTTTACGGTTACGGCACCGAACGGCAGGGTGTACTATTTCCCGACTAAGGAAGCGGCAGACGCATTCGCAAAATCGTTCGCTAAGTAGGAGTTGGAATGGACTACGACAAACTTGCCAGACAGTTCGGTGGAACTGCGGCTCCTGTAAGTCCTCCAGCGCAACCGGATTTTGATGCGCTTGCCAAACAGTTTGGTGGTGCTGCCGCGCCTGTAGCAGCCAAGGGGCAAGACCTTGATGCGCTTGCCCAGCAGTTTGGTGCAACAGGCTACTCTGTTCCTGCGCCTGCTCCGGCTGCTGCGGCTCCGGCTGCTGCGGCTCCTGCCCCTGCAAAACAGGAAGAAAGTTCTTTCTGGGGCGAGGTCAAAAAAGGCTTCGGTACTGCGTGGGAAGGACTTAAGAATCTTCCTGAAACGCTCAGTTTGCAGCGTTCGTCGCTCAACGTAGACCGCAACATGCAGGTCTTGAACTACCTTGATCGCATCGACAAGGGTGAAAAATTTGGGTTGGGTGTCGGTATGGGCGAGTTGCCCGTAAACATGACCACGACTATCGACTTGTACCAGCGTGCGAAGCCCGAGAAACGCGCAGAGTTGCGTGCTCAGGTTGAGGCTGAGATGAGAACTCAGCAAGACAAAATTATGCAGGCTTTGCCTGCGTATGCGGAGTATCAGAAGAAACTGGAACCCTATCGTGGTCGGGTGCCTGACGCTACCGACATTGGTTCGCTTAAAGACTTCCGCGACTGGCTGGGCTTTAATGTATCTGCGGGTACGGTGCAACTGCTACCCATCATGGCTTCTGCCTATGTCACTCGGGGTCAAGCACGAGTTGCTGCCCCTGCGGGTATCGGTACGACGATGGCTCTGGGAGAGACAGTTCAGAACCGCCTTGAGTACATCCTCGACAAGGTAAAGAGTCTCCCTCCTGAACAGCAGGCGCAGGCAGTACAAGAATACATCACTGCGACTAATGACACCAACATGGCAGTTGCCCTCGCGTCTGGGGCACTCGATCTTGCTGGCCCTGTTGGTACCATTATCCGTCGGCAGTTGGCAAAAGAAGGCGGCAGAGAGTTCGTCAAATTTGCTACTAAACGCGAAGCAGCCAAGGCTGCGGTTACGCAAGCACCCCGTGAAATCGGGGAAGAGTTTCTTACGGGTGGTGCGCAGGAGATTGCGCAGATTGCTGGTGCCCGAAATGTGGGTGAGCAGACGGGAGACATATTCTCCAAAGAAAATATCAAGCGTGTGTTCAACGCTGCTGCCGCAGAAGCCGCTGGTAGTCTGGGTGGTAGTGGTATCAATGTAGCCACAAACGTTGGGCAGCAGATGTTGGCTGAACGCACTGAGCGTTTGGCAAGAGAAGAGTTGGAAAATCAAGTCCGCGATATGGAGCGGCGCACTCGTCAGTCCGAGGTATCGGCAGCGGCTGACACGATTGGACCCACTTTTGATGCGCTGGTGGCGAGATACAGAGCCGAAGGCATGTCTGAAATGGATGCGTTCAAAGCGGCAGGGGCCGATATAGCGCAAGGGAGGGTCGATCTTGGAGACATTACAACTGACACCGGAAGAGGTGAGCCTAGCGTTTCTGTGCCTAGTGGGGGAACAGAAACAGTCCAACCTACCGCCGAGTCTACAGAATCTGGAACTGCACCAGTGGCAGTATCTGGCGCACCTGTTGGCGATGCTGGAACAAGAGCGCGATCTGTCGCAACTCCACTGACTGAGCGTGTTGAACCTACCGTAGATGTAGACCAACTGGCGGCGCAAGAATCCCGGCAGCGGGGACGTGCGGAGCCTAGTGCCACCGTGGTGGAACCGGGTTCTCTTGAGGAAAAAGTTCGTCTGGCCTATCCGCCAGAAGTTGCAGAGCAGATCATTGCTCGTGCAAGTGTGCTCACGCAAGAAGCCGCAGATATGGGGGCGTCGATTAACCCCGGCCTGATTCTGCGTGCTGCTGAAGCGCAGGTTCTCGAAACTCTACCGGAAGAGACGGCTGCTGCACCACAAGGTACAGAGGTCATCGACGAGAGTGCGTTCTTGGAGTCTGTTGCACCACAGGACGCAACAGCCATTGACGAAAGCGCGTTCCTAGAGTCTGCTGCGCCGCAAGATGTAACAGCCATCGACGAAAGTGCATTCTTGGGTGCGCCTGCCGAGACCGTATCTTTAGACGCGGTTACCGAGACCACTCCTGCTTCTGCGCTACCTGTAAACCCTGAGACGGGCCTGAAGCCAAAGGGCAAACGTGGTCGCAAGCCTGTCGAGCGCACGCCCGAAGAGCAAGCCGCTGCCGATGCCCAGCGCAAAGAACGTCAGAAAGTCGGGCGCGATTCCATTCGCACTGCTGAGAAATCTCGTGCCGTTGTTGAAAAGCCGTTCAGCGTGGACGACTACGACAACATGGATGCTGCCAAAGCGGCGGCTATGGAACTTCAGCAGGAACGGGACAACGCCCTAGTTGAGGCTTACCGCATCCTGAATGACCGCAACATTGGCCCGACTTCCAAGGCCAAGCAGATTGCCAAGACCGTCATTGACCACCCGAGTGTTGACCTGCAAGAGAAACAGCGGGCACAAAGTCGTGCCAAGCAGACGGATACTGCTCGTGCAGACATCCTTGGAGACTCCACCAACGCCCAGCCTGACTCGTTCTACGAGACGGCTACCGATGCAACCAAGGCGATTGACCACGTCATTAAGACTGGCAACCCGTTTGAAAAACTGCTCGCCCAACGCATCAAGCCTTTTTTGAAGGGTGTGAAGATTGTTGTCGTCAGCAATCCTGAGACTGACATCCCTGACCCTCGTACCCGCCGCAACTTCCGTGGCGCGATGGGCCTGTACGTCGAGAAGGGCAAGCAGCGCACGATTTACCTGAGCAACATGCCCGGGTTGCGTGGCATCAACAACATGACGTTCCTGCACGAAGCACTTCACGGTGCGACGATGGCGCAGATCAACGCATGGACTAAAGACCCCAACTCGGTCAGCCCCCAAGCCCGTGCGGCAATTGCTGACATGCAAAAGGTGATGTTGCAGGCGTACAAGTATTACGCTGTGATGAACGTCACTGGCAGAACCGATCCGCTGGAAGACGCGCTCTACAACCTCGGTGCCTTCACCGACCTCAAGGAGTTCGTGGCTTACGGCATGACCCAGCCCGAGATGCAAGACTTCTTGATGAAGGTGCCCGGGCAGTACAAGTTCGATGGGGACACGCTCAACCGTGGCCTGCTGACTAAGTTCGTGCAGTCCATCCGCAAGATGTTCAACATGGGGCCGCAGTATGACTCTGCGTTCCAAGACCTTGTGGTGGTTACGGATCGTCTGCTACGCGCAGCACCCGCCCCTTCTTCTCAGAGCACTATCATGGCTTTGGCGCGGAGGGTCACCGCCAAACAAAACAAGACGCTTGGAAAGATTGCAAGGTCTCAGAGTGCAACGGACTTGAACGCCAGCATCGGTGAATTGATGATGGAGACCCGGAATGCCAAGGATGCAATCCGTCTGCTGAAGTCCGTCTATGGCGCTTTGTCTGTGGGTACGCTGCGGAAAATTTTGCCGACCCAAACCACGATGGACATTACTCGTTGGATTGGAGACCGCATCAACAACATCCGTGTCGTCAATGATGCCGTGCAGGACATGGCTGGCATGCGTGCCAAGATGATTCGGGAACTGGCGCAGAAAGTCCCCGAGTGGGTGGCATTTGGTCAGAAATACGAAGATGGTGCTCGGGCGCTGGGCGATGTGATGCACGCCTCTACGCTGCTAGGTGTTGATCCTACTTTGTACCCGGACCTCTTTGACGCATTGCAGAACGACACTCAGTTGCAGAAACTGAAGGCTGACTATCAGGCCGCGCTCAACGACCCCAACAAGTCGCCCAAGCAACGGGCTACCGCCAAGGGCAACATCACCAAACGTGAGAATGAACTGCGGGTGGTGTATGAAGGCGGTCTAGTGGTTAACCCGCACACTGGTGAGCGATACAACATCAGCGGATGGGACAACCTTGCCGCACCTACTTTTGGCAACGGAGAGGGTCAGCGCATCTACGTCATGGCACGCGATGCCTATCGGGATACGTTCAACCTGCACCAGAAGTTGTTGATCGACAAGATCACCAAAGCCAACATTCCGGGTAGTGCCAGCAAGCCCAACACCCCGAAGGGCAAACTGATTGCCCAGATCACGCAGACTTTCCAAGAAGCCCAGCAGTTGGGGGTCTACTTCCCCCTCATGCGTTACGGCAACCACTGGCTGCGTATTGGTTCTGGTAAGTCCGGCGAGTTCTACATGTTTGAGTCCGCTGCGGCTCGAAACAACTACGCCCGTAAGCGTGCGGAAGAATCTGGCAAGACGCTGGAGGAGATGATTGAGTCGGAAGACTTTGATGTGGGTGATGACCTGCGCGAGATGCGCAACGACATCGTCGAGTCCAGCCAGATGCTCAAGGACATCTTCAAGGCACTGGAGGACAGCGCCAACGTGGACCCGGTCACTGGTAAGGCTGCGATTACGGACGTAGACGCAATCAAAGATCAGGTCTATCAGATGTACCTGATGACGTTGCCTGACCGAGACATCCGTCGCAAGTTCACTCATCGCCAAGGCAAGACGGGTTTCAGTGCCGATGTGCTTCGCAATTTCATCGTGTCTCAGCACACTGCGGCTAACCAATTGGCGCGTCTGGCCTATGCTGACCAGATTCGGTTGGGTATTGGCTCTGCTTACGCTGAACTTGCAGGCAACCCTGACAAGTTGAAACTGTCGGCCTTCGTGGATGAGATTGCCATGCGTGCCAGCGCGGAGATGACTCCGCAAGTCCCGGGTGAATTTAACTGGGATCAGATGGCGAGCATCGGTAACCAAGTGGTCTTCTACTACATGCTGACCTCGCCTAAGTCGGCTCTGGTGCAGATGACCCAGTTGCCGATTGTTGGTTTGCCTGCACTGACCGCTAAGTATGGTGCTGCCGATACGGCGAAAGTCACGGCGCGTTACTCCTTCTTGTTCAACAAACTTGGCACTACGAAGATAGACCAGCGCGGGAATGTAGTGACCAACTGGGGCGAGCCGTCCATCAACGACTCCTCCTACGTCAATAAGCACCCTGATCTTGATTACCGCAAGGCGCTCAAGACCGCATGGCAAGCAGCCCAAGACCGAGACATCTTCATGTCTACCTATGCGGCGGACATGACCAGCCGTGCCTCTGTGCCTACGGGCAAGTACGAAGGCTGGATGAAGAAGGGCACTCGGGCTACGTTGAACTTGATGGGCGGTGCCTTCCACCACTTGGAGCGCATCACCCGTGAGACCATGTACATGTCCACGTTTGAGTTGGAGTTTGCTCGTGCTAAGAAAGAAGGGCTAAACAACGCAGACGCAACGGACCGTGGTATCAAGGCTGCAACGGACATGGTCTACGAGACCCTGTTCAACTACTCGCAGTACAACAAGCCGCGCATCATGAAGGCGGGTGCCATTCCCCGTTTGGCTACTCAGTTCATGAGTTTCCCGCTTCAGATGACTTCTTATCTGGTGCGCAACTTCTACGGCATGCTGCCTTTCCTGAACAAGGAAGAAAAACGTGACGCTGCCATCAAGTTCTTTGGCACGCTAGGCATGACGGGTATGTTTGCTGGTGTGGTTGGCCTGCCCGGATACAGCATGATTATGGGTATCGCTGAGGGCATCCGCGAGTTGCTGCGTCCTGACATGGAAGATGATGAGGCAGACGAGGAATACGATGTTGACGATGACGGCAACCCGCTTGGCAAGCGTAATCTTGATCTGTGGTTCCGTGAATGGTTCATTCCGAACTATTTCGGCCCGGGTAGCGACCTCGCTAAGGCACTTGGTCTTACCGACGAACAGGCACTTGCCCTACAACGTGGTGTCAAGATGGGGCCAATCTCGGCACTGACTGACCTGAACATCGGCGCGTCGGTATCACTGGATGGTCTGTGGTTCCGTGACGATGCACCTGCGGAAGACTCCAAGGCTGCATTCACGCAGTTCATCTTTAACTTTGTAACTGGCCCGTTTGGTAGCATGGGGCAGCAGGTTGCTTCTGCCTTCGATGATTTCAACAACGGGCAGTTCAATCGTGGGGTGGAGAAACTGCTTCCTGCATTCTTCCGTGGTGGTGCCAAAGCCATACGACAAGCAACCGAGGGAGAGCAGACTCGTCAAGGTGCTGAGATTCGCAACGCCGAGTGGTACACCACGGGCAAGTTGCTTGGCACATCGCTTGGGTTCCAAAGCACTGAAGTGGCGGAAATCCAGAAGAAGAACTTCATGGCTAAACGCATGGTGATGGAGATTCAGAAGGATCGCCAGAAAGTGCTTGCTGATCTCGACCTAGCAGTGCAGCGGTATGAGAATGACCCATCAGACAGCAATGAAACTCGTCTTGAGGATGCTTTGATAGCCATTGACAAGTACAACTACAAGAACGGCATGCTTGCCATCAGCGGTGAGACCGTGTCGAAGTCGTTGTCTGGTCGGGCGCAGCGTCGTGCTGAGGCAGTTGAAGGGCTTATGGTTTCTCCGAAAGAAGCCCCGTACGTCTACCCACTGCTCGAACGCTCCCAAGTGCCGCAGGAATAAAAAACCCCGGGGGTTAGCCCGGGGTGTTAAAAAGGCAACTACGCCAAGAAAGCGGAAGGAGCGATTCTTCCGCGTTCAGTATATCAAAGACGCCATATCCGTAAACCCTTGATGCCGTCTTCGATCACAACTTTGGTCAATATGTTGTATCGGAGCCTCTGTGTGGTACGACGAACCTCTTTCTCAGCGGCAGGCGGGTTCAAGCAAGGGATGAAGAACGAGCACCCCTTCTTAAACTTTTTCCAGTTCACCCGATAACTAACCTTCTCCACCAGCATCGTTGGCACCCGGGGTTGCGAACTCATCCATGCTGATGAACTCCGTGTTGGAACAGTCGAAGATCAGTGAATGCACCCCGGGCGATACGACCTTCATGCCTTTGGACAGCCGTTTGTTCATGGTGCCCAGAAAGATGCCTTTCTTCTCTAACTGCGCCAGCGTGTCTTTGTAGTTCACTTGGAACTTGACGCAATCGTTCTTGAACGGCTTGGCGGCTACGAACATCTTCTTAGTATCTGGCTCGTAGCGTATGAGCAACTCGCCACGAGGCTCCAGTGTGGGCAGCATTGCCATGTTGGTGCGACGATCTACTTCCTCGTTTACAACCAAGATGTTCTGCATGTGACGGTTGATGTAGTCACCGACCACTGCCATCACGTCGCTGGCTGGCGGCTTCACTTCTACTCGTAGGCCCAAGATCATCTGGGTAGCCCACTTGTAGATGGCTTTCATGTCCCAGTCGATGAGGCCAATGTTCTTGGCAATCAGACCGCCAGTGATGTTGGCAGCAACCACCGCAGACCAGAAGCGTTCACGTTGAGTCAGGCGCAGTTCCTTGTCGATCTTGGCTTGGATGCCAAGGACCGTGTTCTTCGCTTCTTCCAGATTCTCTACTAGCCACTTGGCATACAGGTCGCCTGCGTGTCCGAAGTTCTGCTTCAGTTGATGATCGAACATGTGCTTGGCTTCTGCCACGTCAATCACTGGGCTGTAGTCGATCTTGTATTCGATCAGGCGCATCATCTCGCCGTCAGGGCTGCTTTTGAGTGATGCCATCTTTTCGTAGAACGAAGCGTTCGATGAGCACAGGGAGATTGACTGCCACGAAGTGAGGTTCAGGCGCAGTTCGTTGGAACTGGCTTTCACCCGATCACGCCCCCGCCCCTGCGACATGCTGTACGCCAAGGTAGAGAAGTCTGCCGGAGTGGTGTTGGTCATCTCGTCCATGGTAAACGGCAGGTTGTTCATCAAGCCCCG